CATCACCACTACGGACGCAGCGTATCTCCGCACCCACGTTAATCGGACGTGGCTTATAGGGTGGCACTTTCTTCTTCGACGTATAACCGTTGAGAATGAAGAAAGCGTTGTGTCCAGTGAAGTGACGCACTGTAACACCACCGATGCGGGTTGGGGCGATGATCACACGCGGCACCAGACGGCCGTGGCGACTCTCGTTCCACTCTACGTCGATCACCTTACAGATGACGGATGCTTCCAGGTCATTGACCTTGAATGCGAAGGCGTGGGTCGGGTTCATACCTTCGACAGCATACGCACGGTCTTTGGCAACGATCAACCCATCAATCTCCCGCTTGCTGCGAGCCTTGCGGATCTTCAACAGGTTGGAGAGTATGGTGTCATTGAGCACGGCGTAGTTCTTGTTCGGCACCACGTCGAAGCCGAGGCTTTTGAGGAATGCGAACTGCTTGGAAGGTGCTACCCGTGCGTTTCTGCCGGACATGATTTCATGCGCTACGCACTTAACCTTGGCAACAGCAGGTGTGGCTTGGTTGCGATTGAGCAGACCACCAGCACCGTTACGCGCATTCTCAAACTCACCGCCAGCAGCCTTGTCGAAGTGTTTCTCGAACGTCTGCTTGGTCATGGTGAATTCAACGCGAACGATGAACTGACCTTTGACTGGGATGCGTTGTGGGACTTTGAGGGATTGGATCACACCAGACGAATCAGTACCGATAGTACCGTTGCCCCGTTGCAGGGCACGACTCAACACTCCTTCGTCATACAGCAACTGGAGGCTGATACCGTCTTCTTTGTCGCTGACGTTGAACGGGCCTTTTAACAGAAACTGGTCGAAGGCCGTAGATCCCGTCTTGATCTTGTTCATCGAGCCCATCTTCACGGGCAGCTTTACACGGCGAGCCGCCTGAGTGGGTTTGCTCCCCACCTTGGCGTATGGCTTCTTGGCACGTTCGTCGTAAACGTCGCGCATTACGTTGTACACGTCATCGACGACTGAGGCCGCGTTCTGGTCGTGGTACTCGTAATCGAATTCTTGCAAGGTTTTCCGAAGGACGGTGAGGGTCATGCCCTCAGCCGCCTTTCTTGGATTCCTTTTGATTGCCTTAAGGAGAGTAGTGTCCATAGTTCTCACTAATCATGAATGGAACCAACAGTAAACGTCTTATTCTTTACAGCTCCATTCAAAGCCCGTTTACCAGCGGCTAGTACCGACTTCTCTGCTTCGCCCTTAGAAATCACCGACTTGTACTTCGCCATGTCTTGATCGTTCGGGATGCGGAGAATGCGGACGTCCTTCTTCTTGACGTTGTACAGAGCGAACTCCGTATAACCTTCGCGTGCGGTCGAATCAACGACCACAAACTCGTTGTCTGGACGTTTGGAACTCTGAATCAAAGAGCCTACTTTCAGGACCTGCACTGGCTGATGCGCAGTTGGCACAACCGATGGAGCTGCCGGTTCTTCCGACACATCCTCTTCATCGTCATCCCAGTCATCAGCTTCGTCAGGGAGTTCGTCGTGTGGACTTGCACCCTGGGTCTTGGCAACATCATGACCGAGGCGACGGCGCAGACGCTCCGCTGCCGACTCAGGCTTGGGTTTGTCGCGTACATCTGGTTCTGGTTCTTTCGCCTTGCGCACCCGTGTTTGTTTCGGCAGACCAGCTTTGATGTCCGCGAGGATCACCAGGCCTTTCTGCTGCTTGCTCGATGGCAAGATACGGGTGTGACCCAGCAACTGCTTGTAGGTGTCGTCGTGGATGTTCACACGCTGCCCATCCGGGAGAATGATAAACCCACCACGCGCTTTGGTCATGTAGCGCACACCGATGATGTCGTCCTGTTGCAGAGTGTATTTGGTACGCCCCTGCTTCATGGTCTGAATCTTGGTGCCAGCATGAACTACCTTACGCCACTGATAGTTCTCACGACTGTACTGGGTTGTCTCACGCACAGGACCTGTCGGCTTATACAGGTCGTCCGTCTGTTTGTCAGACTCAGCACGCTCACGGATCCGAACCTTGCTGGTGCGCTTCTTGTCTTCAGGAAGCACATCATGCGTAGGAACTTTGCCCTTGTAAGGCTTGAGGTTCGGCATGATCTTGTCGATCATCTTCTGAGGCACGCTGCGGAACAGCACATGCACTGCATGCCCGAGAACTACACGGTACTTACCAACACTTGGACCGCGAGCTGGCATCGCGAGTGCTACCAGCTCACCTGGGTTGATGACAAGCGGATGCTTCTGGTTAAACTGCTTGTCAACGCCCAGCTTTACAATCTTTGGCCCATTGTAGGTATACCAGTCCATAGCCTCAAGGTCTTTAACCTTAGCTTCGGCATACCATAGCATAGCTTACTCCAATGGCAGAACAGTGAACGACAGGTGAATGTCGGTGGTCGCGTTGCCTTCGTTCGTTGCCGTGATGTACATCTTCGGATTGGCAATGTCTGCCGCAGCGAACAAGGCATAACGACGTTGGCGCGACACATCACCGTTCTCAGCTACCGACGTACCATCATCTTCGAGCATGGCAGGTGCGGAGCGGAAAGCATACGGGTTGGTGTCGTTGTACGCACTGTGGCTGTGGATCGTGATCAGCACGTCAGGTACATCGACGCCCAGTTGCACGACCATAACCGAGGCGCTTGGGATGTCAACGACTTGAGTTACAGTGCCATCAGCAGGGACGCCGATGAACGCAGCGCTGAGCATGGTGCGCAGCTTGTTGCCGCCGGAGACTTCACCCCACTCTGGACCATCAGGGCCGAGAACGACAGCAGAGCCTTCGAGTACGCCATCAGTCGGAGGCAGACCAGTTACAGGACCCCAGATCAAGTCTTTGTTGGCATCGAGAATCAACGCCCAACCTTTCTGCGCGTTCGCACGGGAAGGAAGTGGGTCAAACTCTTGCCAGACAGGACCATCAGGACCAGCGAACAGCACGAAGCCTTCTTGTTCGTCAACGATCAGAGGAACGATGCGCTTCGGATCAATGGAGACTTCTGCCTTGCCGTTTACCACGGCCATTTGCAGCGGGTCTTTCCAGACGAAGTTGACGTACTTGGTAACGTCAAACGGCTTCCAGGCAGCAGAGCCAGCAATTACTGCATCCGGCAGCCAGTAGATGTTCTGGTCTTCGCGCACGTAGCAGAGCATGCCTTGTTTGCGTGCAGCAGTTTTGATCAGGTCCCGCTCAGCGATAGTCGCAACTGAACGGTAACCGCCTTTGAGATAAACGTCTTCGAGGATATACGGAATACTCGCCGACGTCGGAATGAAAAACGCGGAAGCGTAGATGGGCATAACTGAACTCCGAAGAAGGGAGGGCCCGAAGACCCTCCCTTGTGATGAACCTTACAAGTAACGAACCTTGAAGGTGACGCTGCCCAGGCTGTCGTAATCCGTACGGTAGATAGTCCAGGTCTTCACGCCATTACCATCATGGCAATCGTACTGAACATCAATGCCGTCGAAGGTATCCCCTTGCTCACCCTCAGGCGTCCACGAAATACCGCCCATACCGCCGTCGATATTGATCGCTTGGTCTGTGAACGTGGCTTTACCCAGCGACTTCAACGCCATGAAGTAACCGTACTGCGCTTGACCAACATTGACAGTGAACAGTTCGTTACTGTTGTTGGAGGAGAGCAGGTTGGTCATCACTTTGTCAGCGAAGTCCTGAATGCCAGTCCAGTGGGTGTACGGCATATCGTAGTTCGGGTCGGTCGCAACCTTGCCGCCTTGGAAGTCCGTATCGGAGAACATCGCTACACCCCAACGAGCTTTGTTGTTGCCCGCGGTTACAGGTGCAGTGACCTTCAGGTTGATCGTCTTCGTCTTGTTCACGCCTTTGAGCGTGTACGAGAAGGTCAACACGGTGTTGGTATCCGCTACAACGGCAGACGCATCGAAACGGCCTTTCGTCACACCGGAGAACGCACCAGCAGCCGGAACGCTCGACGAGTAAATCACGTCAGCAGTGACAGTTGCGTCAGTGCCATCGTCGAAGTTGGCTTTCACCACGTACAACCCATTACCGCTGGAGACAAGCGACACAGGACCAGTTACGGTAATGTCGGTCATTGTCACGGCCTTGAGAGCAGTAACAATCTTGTCTTTGGTCACTGTGATACCAGCTGCGGTGTACGTCGCAGTGATCGTCACAGGAGTTTCAACGGCCAAGTTGGCGGCTACAGTCAGAGTACCTGCAGTCGTCAGGGTTGCAACACCTGAAGAAGCCAGAGTGCTGTACGAAGCCACAACATCAATGATCGACGAATCGGTCATGGTGACTTTCGCGGTGTAGGTAGCAGACACACCAGCGTTTACGGTGTCAGCACCAGTGATCGCAATGCTCACAGGAACAGGAACAACGGTCAGGGCGACAGACTTCGTGCCGTTGACAGTCTTACCGAATTCCGTGTACGCATACTTGACCGTGATGTTGCGGTTTGCACCACCCGGTTTCTGGTTAGCAGTGAACAGACCGGCAGCGTTGATAGTACCAACATTGTCAGAACCAGTCACACCGTCAACACCCCAAGTACCGGCAGGTGCGGTGTTCTTGGTACCATCGAGATAGGTAATCTCGACAGTGTACTGGGCAGTGCCAGGACCGTTAGCCCCAGAGGACGACACAGCGTTCGGACCAGTGATAGCAACCGATGCCGGGTAGTTCGTAACGTCATGCACAGCGATGGTCTTGGTCGCGGTTACTTTGCGGCCATCCAGCGTGTACTCACCAGTCAGCGTGGTGTTGATGTTCGCACCAGACTTGTTCTCTACCGCAGTGAACAGGCCTTCGGTGTCGATGCTGCCGCCAGTCGTAGTGTTGCTCGACGCCCATACAGCAGGCATCACGATGGTGGTGTCATCATCAAACGTCACACGCAGTTCGTACGGCGAAGTTTGCAGCGAGTTGACTACAGCAGCACCGGTGATCACAGCCGACTTCGGATACACAGTGGCATCCTTAACGGTTACAGTCTTGTCACTGCTTACACGGATACCTTCGGACTCGTAAGAGCCACTGATGATCGTGGTGCCATCGGCAGTCAGGTTCGCAGCAGCAACGAAGTCACCGGTCGATTGGTTGATAACACCAACCAGTGGAGCAGACGACGACCAGTCCAACACACCAACGAGAGCATCGCTGCCATCGGTGAATGTCACACGCAGGTTGTAGTTGGCAGTAGCACCTTCTTCAACTTGTGCAGGACCTTCGATGATCGCGCTCACTGGGTAGTTCGTGGCATCGGTCACGGTGATGTTGAGTTCAGCACCAACAGTACGCCCAACAGCGGTGTACGAGGCAGTGATCTTGGTCAGCGCGTTGCCAGTCACATCCAATGCGGAGAACGCACCGGTGTTCGAGTCGATGGTACCAGTGCTAACGACAGTCGATGCCCAGTTGGTAACCGGCACGATTGCTTTCGTTGCGTTGGTGTAGGTAACTTCCAGCTGATACGTCTGGCTGGTGTTCTCCATAACCGAGTTCGGACCGATGATGCGAGCCGACGCAGGATACACGGTGATATCCTTGACGGTCACGGTCTTCGCAGTCGCAGTGACAGTCTTGCCGTCAAGCGTATACGAGGCGGTGATCGAAGCGCTGGTGTTCGCATCCACATTCGCTGGAGCAGTTACGCGACCAGACGTGTTGATTGCTGCACCGTTGCCACCGCTGATACCCCAGACAGCAGAGCGGTTAGCGGTAGAGCCGTCGGTGAAGGTAACTGCCAGAGTGTAGTCAGCAGTAGTGCCTTCGTCGATAGTCAACGGACCATTGATCACAGCAGACACTGGGTAGTTCGTGGTGTCACGGACAGTCAGTGCCAAGTCAGCAGACATGGTGCGGCCGAACTTGGTGAACGATGCGCTGATCGTGGTCACGCCGTTGACCAACAGGTTCGTCGCGGCAGTGATAACACCGTTGACAGCACCGATGGTAGCAGCAGCTTGGTTCGACGACGCCCAGTTGGTTACTGGTTCATTGACCTTGGTGCCATCGAGATACGTGACCTCGAATGTGGCGGTCTGCGTACCAGCTTCGTTCATCTGCGCAGAAGCAACAACACGCGCCGATACTGGGTAGTTGGTGATGTCCTTGATCGTGACGTTGAAGTCAGCGTTCACGGTCACGCCGAATGCAGTGTAGCTTGCAGACAGCTTACCAGTGGTATCGACAGGAACATCAGCAGCAGCAACCAGTTGCCCGGTGGTGGAGTTGATGGTGCCGACAGCAGGGTTATCCAACACCCAGTTGTTCACGCTCACGACAGCGACAGTATCGTCGGTGAAGGTAACGCGGAACTGGTATTGCGACGCGGTGTTCTCGTTGATCGCGGCCGAACCCAAGATGATCGCGCTGCGAGGATACACGGTGGTGTCCTTGACAGTGATCTGCTTGTTCCCCGAGACAGTACGGCCTTCGAGCGTGTAGCTGGCGCTCAGAGTCGTGGACTTGTCCTCGAAGATGTTGGTGGTTGCGGTGAACTCACCAGTGGTCGGGTTGATCGAACCAGCTTCTGCGTCCGAGGTTGCCCAGTCGGTAACAGGAACATCGACTTGGGTACCGTTGGTGTACGTCACGCGCAGCACGAAGCCGATCGTGGTGTTTTCATCAACGGTGTTCGGGCCGACAATCACAGCGTTCGCAGGGTACACAGTCAAGTCGTGCGCTTTGACCGTGAGGTTCGCATCCTTGGTCACACCGTTGAACAGGTACGTTGCAGCGATTACGGTGGTCTGATCAGTGGTCAACTCACCAACTTCAAGCACGCCCGAAAGCGAGTCGAAGTCACCAGCGCCAGGGTTCGACGAGGTGAAGGTTGTTGGGGTCACACCGCTGTTCGTGCCGTTGTCGAAGTAGGCAGTCACGCTGTACGTGGCTACGCTGTTTTCTTCAACTTCGGTAACGCCAACGATTTCGATGCTCAGCAGGTTGATCTTCACGGTAACGTCTTTTACCAGCACGTCAACGTAGGCAACTTGCAGCACGCCGCTATCTGGATGAGTCCAGCGAGCTTCTACCCGGACAGTTTCATCCTGGTCGATGTCGAGGGACTGGAAGATACCTGTGATCGAACCGATGCTTGCGAACTGGCCGTTACCGATCACAGCCCAGGTAACAGGCACGTTGACCAGCTTGTTGCCGTCGTCGAATTCAGCGTCCGCCTTGAAGGTGAACGACATGGTTTCGTCGATGGTCAGGTTCGTTGGACCTTTGATGGTCAAGCCAGTGAAGACTGGGCCGTCGTAGGCAATATCAGCAGCAACAGGGTAACGCCAGACAGCATTCCAGGTGCCTTCGAGAGCAGCAGGTCCAGTCACTGCGAGGATTTGCCCCGGCAGCGGACTGTTCGATGGGCTGATCTTGCTGATCCACGCGTTGATACCAGCAGCACCGCGCATCATGGTGATCGGCATCTTCGGGTGGGCGTGCGGCAATGGAGTACGCGCATTTTTCATGCGAGCATCGTTGTCACCAACGACAACAGGTGCACTTGCATCCGGGGTGTATTCGCGGTTGAGACGCACAAGACCACGCACTTCGGTAGTTGCTGCGCCGACTTGCGGCACTTCGACTTCACCGAGGTTGAACCCTGCGGAAACATCCCAGTACTGGGCTTCCGCAATCAGCAGGTCATACGTGGTCACTTCTTGCCAAGTGTTACGGTACTTGATCGACGGGTCGAGTGTGGTACGGCGCAGCACTTTCTTGTAATCAACGCTGTTTGGATCAGCAACGATCCAGCTGACGTTGAAGGGCAGAGTGACGTTGTTTGGTTCCAGAATCGAAACGACAACGATCAGGTTCTCCCCGTTCAACAGAGGAAGCAGCACAGGAATCGGGTTTTCCTGGGCCAAGTTCCGATAATCAGCAAGCGCCATTGCCCGAATTACAAACTCGGGCAGAGTTGGCGTAGGCATAGGTCAATCTCCAATCAAGGCTGTTGGATATCCGAGGTGGTCAGCTTACGCCAGATAGCAGTGGTCGCGGACGTTGCAACGAGCGTCGCGCCAGCAACCGGAGCTTCACTACCACCGATGGTAACAACACCAGTGGCAGTCTTGAGCTGGGTAGCAGGTACTTCGTCGTGGCTGTGAGCAGTTGGTGCACGCGCATCGCTGAGACGTGGGTCACCTTCGGCTACAGCAATAGGGTTGCTCGACACATCAGGTTTAACCGACAGGCGTGCAACACCCATAACGCTGATCGACGCAGCAGGAACAGGAGCTTGGGTCGAGAGCAGTGCGGTGTCAGCGTCATCGTAGACCTGAACCACGAATACTTCCGCGTAGGTCTCGATGGTTTCCCAGGTGTGATCACGACCATGAATCGGGTCGGGAGTCTTCGACACACGGCGCAGTGCTTTGCGGTAGTTCAACGACAGCGGATCAAAGTCGATCCAAGTGACGTTGAGAGGCAGGATCAAAGTGCTCGGCTCTTTCTGCGCACAAGCAATCGCTGCCACGGTTTTGTTGGTTGGGTGCGAGATACGAACCACGATCGGGTTCAGCGCATCCAGGTTCTGGAGGTTTGCCAGACCTTCCAGTTCTTCCACAAATTGGTCAAGGCGAAGTTCAGACATTTCAGAGCCTCTTAGTTCTCGTCGAAATACGTGCCGGTCGGCATGATATGGGATGTAACGTGGATGCGCTTCGCCGGGATTACTGGATCGACGTAAACATCGAGCACCAAGTCACCGTTGGCAATGTCATCCGCCTTGTTGTTACGCGAGTCGCAGATTGCCTCGAAGGCGTACAGACCACGACCAGCTTTGATCGGCCGCAGGAAGTCACCACAGATGTTCACGAGGGTCAACTGGGTGTAGCGGTCGTTCGGGTTGAAGTTCTCGACAGCACAGGCAGACGCCAGGGACTTCTTGATGAAGTTGACCAGACGACGGACGTTGATGTTGCTGAACGCCGATGCTTGGGCTTGCAGAGTTTCTTGGCCCATGATCGCATAACCACGGCCCGGCATGTAGCGGATCGGGTTGATGTGGCCGAGGTCGAGAGCGTCACGCGCACCTTGGTTGTACTTCTTGCGAACGTCCAGGACTTTAACCTGACCACGGGACAGACCGGCAGGAGCAAACCACACAGCACGGTTGTAGTCGGTGTATGCCATTGCAGCGCACACATGACCAGACGGTGGAATGAAGATGTTCTTGTCGTTGTACGTGTCACGGATCTGCAACCACGGAGTGTAGATCGCACCGTAGCTGGAGTTCACGTTCAACGTGTTCGTGGTGTAGTTCACGGCCAGTGCTGCTTCGGCGTTTGCATCCGGCATGTCCAGGACAGCCAGTGCGTCTGCACGATTCTCGCAGATGCTGATCATCTTGCGTTGCAGGATCGGCGTGGTGTAACCCGAGTTCATCAGGATGTTCACGTTGATGATTTCAGGGTCGGAGTATTCTTCCCACGCTGCAATCAACTGCGCTTCGTTCGGGCGAGTGCCGTCAGCGCCGCCTTTCAGGAACTCGAAGGCTTCTTTCTTCACCTTCACCAGAGGACACAGCGAGTTGTTCTTCACTCGGATGTACTTGGAGAAGTTGTTGATGGCGTCTTCGAGGAACATCTGGCCGCCGTCACCATTCAGCTCGTATTTACGGCTGACGAAGAAGGTTTCGATTGGGCGAGAGTTGGCGTTCTTGAAGTCGAGGTACACATCGACGTAGAACTGGAACGGATTGTAGTGACGTTCATCACTGATGTCCACGCCAGCAGGGCACGAAGGCCGCACTTTGATGGAGATACGGTCGTTCCAGACGCCAGGGTTGGCAGCGCAGAAATACGCGAGGGCTTGATCGACACCGGGCTCAGTAGCCACGAAACCCAAAGTGTTGAGTGGGTCGTATTTGCCGAGAGGTACGTTGGTGCCGTCATCGAACACGGTCAAACGCACTTCAGGAATGATTGCAGTTGGATCATCTACCGTGAAGTAGGCGCCGGCGGTCAGTGCATCTTTGCTGACTACGCGAACGAACTTCAGGCGTTTGGTTTGGGCGAGAGCTTGCTCGGCGCAGTACAGCGCAAAGCCGTACTTCTGCGCATTCGGAGTACCGAACTTTTCACGCAGGTCTTCACGGTCGAACAGGTCGATAACAACACCGACTGGACCCTGTGATGCTTCGCCTACGGTGCCGATAATCGAGGTAGACGCCGCAGTTGCCCGCGTCGACATGTCGATTTCGTTCGTATATACCCCAGCGCTAGGGTGAACTTTACTGACCATGTGTGGTCTCCGTCAACAGTTTCAATATGTAGTTGGTATGGAAACATTGGACAATCGTCCAGGCGAAAACCTTGACTGACATTGTTCAAGTAAATTAGCACACCAAAC